CCTCGAGGGAGGTGAGCTGGTTGTGTGAGCAGCTAAAGCCGCCACCGACTGAGGCTGGGGCGCCCTCGAGGGAGGTCAACTGGTTGGTATGGCAGCTAAAGTAGCCAGGCCAAGGTTCATCTTTGGTCTTGTTAGTGATCTTCTTGCCATCGATCGTGAGGCCAAGGAGGTTCTTCTCCTTGGAGGCCTCTGACAGGATTAACAGCTCTTGTAGTAGGTTCATGGTCACATATGAGTTATGTTGGCTGACTTGTTCTTCATTGCAGCGATGATCGAATGATAGTCATCCTTGTCAGCTGCGATCAAGTACACCTTGCCATGTGAACGCTTGAAGAAGTCATTAAACTCAGTCAGGTTTTCACCAGCGATGATGTCAGTGTCACTGATGACCAGCACGTTGTAATCATCCTTGATGAAGACATCCAAGTCACTGGTGAGTGAACTGTTGAAGTTAGTAGATGAACCAAAGTGTTCAGAGAACAGCTGCTTCAAGCTACCCTTCTGTAATGTCTTACCATCATCGGTTGGAGACTTAAGCTCGACATAGGATCCTTGACCATCGATCACACACTTGTACATCTTGTGATCATTGCTAAACTTGACCAGAACGAACCCAAGCTTGATGTCAGACGAGTGAGCCTTGATCAGGTAGGCTAAGTTGGAGTAGACTTGTTCGATATTTGAGGACATCGAGCCTGATGAGTCGACTACGATGGCCAGCTTTAAGAGCGTGCTCTCGATCTCTACGTCGCCAGGCTTCATAGCTGATTTGCCAGTCTGGGCAGCGGTATGAACTCTGGTTATGTTTCGACGGTGGACCTTCTGGTAGGAAGTCTCTTCCTCAGTAGAAGATCTTACGAGCTTGGCAAGCAACGCCTTCCATGACATAGTTGGAGAGAACTTAGTGTAGTCAATCGCGTTTGAGCCATCTTGTCCAGCTCCACGCTTACCGGGGCCTGAACCTTGACCTTTACCAGCTTTGTCTCCACCCTTCTTGTCTTCAGCTTCTTTCCCTACTTCCTTATCCTTGGAGCCTCGGGCTCTGGCAGACTTTTCACCCTTTTCAGCATCTTCTTTGGATGATGTTGGATTGTCACCTTTGCCTTCGCCTTCGCCAGGCTTGTCACCTTTGCCTTCGCCAGGCTTCTCCTCACCTTCACCTTCACCTTCACCTTCACTAGGATCTCCATGCTCTCCATTCATGGCATCACCAAGCGCGCCAGATACTTGCTTCTGTTGGTTCTTGTTCAGCTTGTCGAACTCGCTCTTGACAATGTCATACATCTCCTTCCAATTCTTCTGGCGGTCCAGGTTGACTAAGTCATTGTAGAGCCCGATTGGGAGCTGTTCGTGGTTATTCTTGACCAGGTCGTAGTTAGTCCGGAAGTCTCCTACCCAGTTCGCGATTGTTGGATCGGCTTTGTAAACCTTAGAGTAATGGAAGTCTGCGTAGGTGTAGTGCATAAACTCATGCATGATGACAAACTCAATATAAGCATACTCAGGTGGGATGTCACCACTGTTGTTTGTATACTTCTTGCTCTTAGGCTTTAACTGCTTGAGGTGAGCAAAGTTGAGCAGTTCTTGCATGAACTTTACATTGAAGCAGAACTCTCCCTTAGGAGTTGCACAAGCTGTGTCTACTTTGCCAAATCTCTTCATCACCTTGTCATCTGAGCTTGGGATCAAGATGACCCTTGGGTCATGGATGACCTCATGATCATAAAAGTTCTTCATTGGGAAGAGCGAGGTGTGTTCTTGCTTGATGAGCCTGATCAGCTTGGTGAAGGTGATCACTGAGAAGGTTGGGGCACCCTTGACATTAACGTCTTTCAAGGCGTTGAAAACCTCATTCTCAATGATGTTCAATGAGATGGTGTGATAGAGGATTGGAGCCTTGGTCATGAGATCAGCAAACTCTTTCAGCTTTTCATCAATCTTCGCCTCAATGTCTTTTACCGGAACGTTAGTCTCATTGGAGATGTGTGTAATGATCTTCTTGATAAAGGGATCAGCCATGGAAGACTTGGAGAAGTTAGTCTTGCCAAGCTCATTTGCCTTTTGGTTCATCTCTTGTAGTATGTTCATAGCTGTGCAAACTCCTCTAACCCAGCATCCAACAGCTCTGACTGGCAGTCAAGCAAACCTTTGTTGCCTTTAGTGTTTGGTAGGTGCTTATTCAAGATTGTCTGGACCCTATAGTTGTCAAGCTTTACTTCTCCACAGCCCTTGATCAGCAGGAGACCAAGCACATGAGACTTGATAGGATTTCTTGACGCCCAGAAGGTCCCATTCATGTTCTTAAGGATCTTGTGGATGTCCTTAAGAGAGGTCAGGTCATTATCCTTGCACCAAAAGTTGCCACCAACTGTAGCTGGAGTACCCTCAAGCGATGTTAAGTGAAGGTGGTCACAGTAGAAGTCACCAGGCCAAGGCTTGTTGGTGATCTCCTTACCACTGATCTTACGACCAATAAGGTTCTTCTCCTCTGCCTCATACAAGAGCAACAGCTCATTCAACAGGTCCATCAAATCTCCTTGATAAACTTGTGAATGTCCTTGTTAAAGTCCATGATCTTCACAATCAAGTCAGAGTCGTCATCATTAGTAAAGTCAGCTAATAGTCCACGCAGCGCTAGCTTGATCATCTCATACATGTTGTTCGACAGCTTGTGCAGCTTGATCGCATGGACAAGCTCTCTTACTGCAAACTCCAGCTTAGTGATCTCACCCTCTTCAAACTTAACAGCTTCATCCTTCAATGTCTTCTTTGGGTAGTCCTTATTTTTGAAAACGTCAACATCACCCTTGACTTTTTCCTTCAAGAAGTCCTCAAGGTCTTCCTTGAACTTATGCGGGTCCACATTGTTGATATAGTTCACAAACTCTATGTCATTGAACAGGTCCTTGTCCTTCTGGTCAAAGGTCTTCGATAGGATCGCATTAAGATCAAGAGTTTTAACCTTCTTGGTCAAGAAAGTAAAGTCCTTTGTGCTGTCAAACCAGCTCTTCAGGTCAGCGTCAAACTCAGGTGAGTCGGTCTTGTTCTTGACTTTCATAGTGTAGTAAAGAGAGTGTGTGAATGACCTGTACAAGTTCTCTCTCAAGGACTTCTCAACCTCAGGTGACTTTGTATCATCATCCTTGATGGTCTTCAAACCCTTAGTGTAGACCCTGTCGAGTGACTGTACAGCGTTGGTGATCAAGTTACTATACTCACGAGGTGACATGTAGACAGGAGTGTCAGCAATGTTCAAGAAGAAGTGTGGATCAGCGTCCTGTACCTCGCTCTTTCTAACCCTAAACTTCTCAACAAAGGCGTCAAACAGCTGCTCAACCATTGGCACGACCTCTTCGTTGTCCAGCTGTGGAAACTTCAGCTTCTCAACGTGGTCATTCTTGAACTTGCTCCAGCTGATGCCAGTTGGGATAATATCCAGCACATCCTTCATGTGCTTTGTCAGCTTGATGGTACCATTGCCATGTGGATTGATCGCTGCAACGATGACCGACCCTGTTGGTAGTGGTAAGTTATCACCAAAACTCTTCTCAAGCAGTATACGGCGGATCGCGTTGAAAACCTTTGTCTTCGTGCGGTTCATCTCATCGAAGAAGATGAGGTACTTGTAGTCAGCCTTCTTGAACTCTTCTTCCTTCTTCTTAGCCTCTTCAGGAGGATAAGCCTCTTTAAGCATGGCTAAGTGTTCACGCTCACCGCTCTTTACCTGTGACATGATGTCATCGTATAGTGGCGGCTTCGAGAACTTAACCTCAATGTCTGACTTGTTGTTCTTGGAGATCGGGATCCCGATAACATCTTCAGCCGACAAGTTCTGGACCTCAATTACCACCGGAACCATGTTCAGCTCGATCGACAGCTGGTGAATGTGTTTGGTCTTGCCTGAACCAGGTAGGCCTGCAATGACCGGAATATACTTTCGGTGCTCGCCAAGCTTGATCTTCTGCTCGATCTGGTGCTTCAATGTGTCACGCCAATCATTAGCATCAGCAGGCTTCGACACCTCAATGTTTGATGTGTCCTTAATCAGCTTCTTAACTGCCTTCATGACCTTGTCTGCGATCACTGCCTGCTTACCACTGTCATAGTCTCTGAAGTTGATCTCTACATTGCGGAGCAGGTGTGAGGCTTCTTTTTCATCCTTTGTAGGCAAAGAGCTGTTGACATATAGCAATAGTTGTTCCCAACGACGAGGTGAGGTCCTAACATCAGCCTCCATGTCATCATGAGATAGGTTCTCATTGTCGATGATCTCATAGAACTTCTGGAGTACCTCATCATTCAACTTGACCTTCTTGTCATTCTTAAACTTGGACACGATGTATGCAAACCATTCTTCCTTGTCTGGAGCCTTAAAGTCCAACAACCTGAAATCTTCGTTCTCAAGGATGTCACCTATACCTTCGTCTACTAAGTTGGAGGCGAAGATGATGTAAACGTCTTTTGGGATCTTGTCTGAGCCAAGTCGACCGTTCAAGATTGACCGAAGCATGTTGCGTATTGGGGTAGATGTCTGCCTGAAATACTCGTCCAGGAACAAGATGCACTTATAGGAGGCCCTGATCTTCTTGATATCTGATGGGATCTCAGTCTTGGAGCCACCAAGCTGCTCGTAGATCTTAGTCAGGTCTTCTGACCCAGCGTAGATTGACTTTATGTATTGTGCATCAGTCAACTTATTAGCGCCAGTAAGCTGGGTGTGCAGGTTGGACTTTGCAAGCTTGACCTCAAACTCTGGACCACCTTCTACGCTCAGCTCTTTCTTCTCTTCCTTATCATCCTTGAAGACAATGAACGGGATCCTGACGATGTGCTCTTCAATCAGGTGAGGTGTCTCGATCAAGATCAGCTCAAGCCCAAGCAGGCGAGACAAGTCCTTGATGAATGACGTCTTACCAACACCAGTGTCGCCACCAAGCATGTAGCCAACGCTGCCCAAGTCATAATGCTGAACCAGCATGTTGTCGAAGATATGCTCTAAGATCTCAATCTTCTTGTCGAAAGAAACGCTGCTTACCTCAAACTTATTCATCAGTCATTCCTCAAGATCTTTGCATGTAGCAAAGGGTTGGATTTTTTCAGTCGAGCCAAGATCTTCTCATAGCGCTTGTCCTCATCAGGTTCATAAACAACCTTGCTTTCTACTATAGGAGCAGGATTAACCGGTCTTACAACCTTATCCGCTTCTCGTTCCAGTATGCTTAATAGTTTCATTATATCACTCCAGTGTCTTCTTGTAAACTGCTTAAATTGGCTTACCAACTGCATGCTGCTTCAGGTAGACTAAGGCCTTACCTGGTGAATGCTTAGCCACCCCAGTGACAGAGTTGAACAGCTCAGCAGCGCTCTTTTCATTCGGTGTAAACTCATACTCTTTGCCACCAATCTTGGTCAGGATCGTGTTCTTCTTGGTGTCAAGCCTAAATGGTGCAAGATTGAGACCGGCAGTATCTTCAAGCAATCCAAGCAGCTCTACAAGAATGTTCATGATTAGTCGTGTGTCTGTCTGTAGTCAAATGAGACGTAGTACACCTTGCCATTCTTCTTATGAAGCTGAACCCTACCACCATTGAACTTTGGGTCCTCATAAACCTCATACTTAGGAAATGGCTTACCATCAGACTTGTAGTGAGTGACCATCTCGTAACCATTTGAGGTCAACAGCTTGTGCATCTCTTCAGGTGTTTTATCAGCGTTGTACTTACGCTCATAGCGTTCCATGCCATTGTGTGTAACATCTTTAAGACCAGCCGCCTTTAATGCCGCATGAACATCAGTCTTTTCTTCTATAAGATTAAGCAGCTCTTGCAGGATGTTCATTTTGTCTCTTTCTTCAGGTCTCTTACTTCATTCTTGAACTTCTTCAGCTTAGCTTCAAGATCAGCGATGATCTTCTTAGCCTCCGTAGCCAAGACAAGCTTGGCGCCAACAGGAACTTTTGCTCGTAGGATCGCGTGTTGCCTGCCATTTATGTCATGGATAGCAGCAACCTCCTTAAGACCATCACCAAGAGAAGCTTCAACTAATAGCTCAAGCTCTCGCAATATCATTTTGCTGGCCTTGTACCGACATACTTCGGTAAGTCGTATTTATTGGTCGCGAAAATCATCAGCTTGTGCTTTTGGTCATAGGCCATAAATCCTGTCCTGATCCTATAAGCCGTACCATCGCGTGGGATCCCAAGCATAGTAACTAATGCATCAACGATATCATTGTCATTCTGGATCGCGTAGACATCACCTTTCAATGTGTCAAGGTCCTTAGGAGTTGCCAAGAATACCTTGGTCTTAGCCTCGCTGGTGTCCTTCTTCGACCAGTTGAAGAGCGCTTCTACAAGCAGCTCACCATCTTGGCCAACATCTTCTACCTCTGAGAGGTAATGCTTCATCACGTCCATGCTTTCTCCTAAAACTTCACCACGGTTCTTCTTGATGTCGAAGAAACCATAGCAACGATCTTGTCCATCGATCTCAGCTGAGATCTCTTGCTTCTCACCAGCCTTGCCTTGTAGCTTGAACTTCAACTTGTCGGCGATCTTTGGGTAGTATTCCTTGACCGCTTTCTTCCAAACCTCAAGGCCAGTAGCGATGACCTTTACTGGCTTGGAAGTTCCATCTTTTCTGGTACCGTCAGCATTGAACCTTGAGCGTGGGTGACCATCTTCCCAGGTATCTTTGAACCTGCTTGGCATGTTGGCTTCTTCAAGCTGTTTAGCCACGATCAGTGCTTCATATTCGGCAAAGAAGGACATCATTCACCTTTCACAGGCTTGAAGAAGGACTTAGCCTTCTTACGGTCAGGAACCTTCAGCTTCTGAGTATCAGGATCGATCTGTAGTGACTGGATGCCAGAGTGTTGTGATACTTTCTTTGGGTTAGGCCAAGCTCTCAGGCTGACAACCGTCAATGGGATCTTAAACTCACTTAGGATCTCAGTCAGCTTCATTCTTTATCTTCACCAGCGTTGTCGATACAATCTTCGAGCTTGCTAAAATCTTCAGCAAAGTCCTTGAAGGTCTTGTTTACATCCTGTGAAAAACGCTCACATTCGGTGCTGTAGTTTGCATCAGTTACCTTCATCCAAGCCTTCCAGCGAGCAGAGGTGATCACATTCTTGATGTCCTTGATCATACGAGCAACATCTGAATACTCATCGGTGAATTCACCGCTGTCTGTATATTCTGGACGCTTCGAATGATAGTTAGTAGTTTCTTTAGCCTCAGCAAGCTTGACTTCAATACCCTTGTGCTTCATCAGGTCATTGGCGAGCAGTTGCTCAGTTACTGTGTTCTTACAGGTGATCGTGATCATGTCAGTCTTTCTTGATAGATTGTCCAGTTAGGGCTTCGAAGAAGGCAGCCAGCTCCTTCTTGAAGTATTTTTGCGCTTTTTCGTCATGCAGTACGGCTTCAGCCAGCGTCATGATCTTCTGGTTGTTGTGCAGCTCTTCCATGACGTGGCCAGGGTAGGCATTAGGAGCCGAAGGAGTTGCAACAACGTCGATAGTTGTCAATGAGAAACCAGATACCTTACCTTCATTTACGTTGCCAGATCCGCGTGAGGAGACACCAAGCTTGCCGCCAGCGTTCAAGATTGCCTTAACGATCTGACCTTTTGGGTGATCTTCAATGATACGAGCCTTACCATAGGCATCATTGCCTTCCATCCACATCTCAGTGATGATGTGTGATACGTTGTTCAAGTCGATGCTCAAGTTGTCTGGGTGGTTCAGCTCACCATACACCGTGAAACCTTCTTTAACACGCTTGTTAACCGAGGCTACTGCGTTTGTGATCTCATTGAGAGCATAAGTTCTTCCATTTCCATTAGGAACGCTGGATTGCATCATGCAACCGCTCAAGTAAGAGTGCTTAGTCGTAGCGTGCTCTTCAACAATGATGTTGGCAACGCTTGGGTTGATGTGTTCAATTAGTACAAGTCCTTGTGACATGGTCAAGCTCCTTAGGATTATCTTGAGCGTATTTATCAGTCTTATCAAGAACCTTACACGGTTTACGCCACGAATAAATACCTGAACATTACAGGACCAAACACTATGAAGCTACGAGAGATCTTAGAAGCCAAAGAAGAGAACCTGCTACCAGTTGATGCCATTGCCATGATGCTCTTCAAGCAAAAAGCTGGTATCATCAAGGATCCGAAGCGTGATAAGGACAAAACCTACCTTGGAGTTGCTCACACTAAGAGCTCGATCAAGGGTCCTACAGGCAAAGCACTCCCACTTACCTTCGACAACAGTACAGACAGTGGTGAGTTCGAGCTTGACAGCCTTACTCCACTGAAGATCATCAAAGGGTCTGACACTGACAAGGCGATCAAGAAGCTGTTCTCCAAGCATGAGCTTGATGTTGGAACCGGATATGTGGTCAAGGGTGATGAGACTTACTTGCGCGAGCTGTCTCTTGGTAAGAAGCTCGGTAGACCAGCTGTCAAGCTGGTGTCTGATGTTGCAAAGCTGTTGAAGACACTTGAAGGAGCTGAGGACAAACCCGAAGATGAAGTAAAAGATGAAACGTCAGACAAGAAAGCTAAGTGATGGCAGATCCTGCACAAAGCGCTAATGCTCCTCTACCTGATAATCCAGCGTTAAACATAACTGGAGCTGAAAATGGCTTGAACTTGTCTAACACCATCTCAGACTATCAACAACAGAACCTATCACCTGCAGATGTCTTTTCACTGAGTGCTAGCATCCCACAAACGCTTGGTGGTATCCCTGGGCTGAGCATGGTACCTGGTCTTAACAAGATCCCAATCCCTGGGGTCTCACAGTTAACCAAGGCACTATCTCCATTCAACAATGCTAGGTTTGGGGTTAGTGGAAATTGGACCCCTAACCATTATGCAGAAGACCTAAACAACCACTTCCCTAAGATGAAGTTCTTGTTCAAGGTCGCCTTCTATGGATTTCCACGGAATGGGCAAGACGGCGCCTTCTACTTTTACGTACATCGCTGTGACAAGCCTAAGGTCAGGGCAAACCATGTTGATGTGAACTACTACAACTTTAGGACCAGGGTGCTGACCAACGTGATCTATGAACCGCTCAGCATGTCCTTTCTTGATGAGACTGGCGACACTGTGAATGAGTTCTTCACCAGGTACTTGGCACAGATCTCTGGTACCGGTCAAGGAAACTATGGTATTGACAGAGGTTGGGGTCCAGGTTCATCTACCTTACCTTATGGCAATGGCTACACAAGCACCAGCAACCAGCGCATCATCTTAGAGCAGGTATTCCCGATGCTTAAGGGCAAATCTTCCAGCTGGATGGCAAATAGGTTCATCTTCATTAATCCTCGGATCGAGACCTTCGACTTTGACGAACTTTCTCATGAGGACAGCTCGTCAGGTTCTATGGCAAATATTACGTTCTCCTATGACGCAATCTTGATGGACACAGTAAGTGACAACACATTATATTCTTGGGGTCAGACTGACTTAATGCATGCTGGTGGAACGTCAGGGCCTGAGAATGCCGGATCGACGGCGCCAGCGGTGCTAAACGATGGTAAGGTGGTCAACAAAGGTTCAAAAGCAACTATATACAGCACACTACAGAAGGGAGCAAGTGCTTTGTCAAGCATACCATCAGCGCTTGGCGGGCTGGTGTCGCCAGTTTTAGGCGGTATTAGTTCAGCTATTGGTCTTGGTGCAGCACCATCAAGTGCTATCAGCGTAGTATCTTCTGCAACACAGGATACACTCGATATCGTAGCAAGTGGTAGAGGAGCTCCAGCAAACCCGCTACCTACACCAGTTAAACCGATAAATACTTGATCATGGCTAAAGGTCTCTATAAGCCACTTTATCCGCAGAAATATCTTGGTGATGTCACGAAGATACGCTATCTCTCGAGCTGGGAGTTGAAATTCCTAATGTTCTGTGACAAGAACCCAAATATCATAGCGTATGGCTCAGAAGAGTTCAAGATCCCATACGTTCACCCAATCAAGAAGAATGCTGATGGGACCCCAAAAGTTTGTAAGTACATCCCTGACTTCATCATCAAGTACCAGGACAAGGATGGTAAGCTGATAACTGAGGTGATTGAGATCAAGCCACACAGCCAGACCTTTATCGGTAAGAAGGTCTCAACCTATGACAAGGTTCAGCTGGTGATTAACAATGCAAAGTGGACGGCGGCTAAGTCGTTCTGCGATAGCCATGGGATCACATTTAAGGTGTTGACCGAGAAGGACCTGTTCCGATGAACCTACTACAAGAGCTGCTAATCCTGTCAGAAGCTAAGGAGAAGAACCTCCTTGGCCTCACTATCAATGGCAAGCTGATCACTGACAAGACAAAAGATGAACCTTGGCCTGGCTACTTTAGCTGCCACACCAACCAGTTGACCTCCCTCAAGGGTGCCCCAGCCTCAGTTGGTGGCGGCTTTAGCTGCTCACACAACCAGCTCACCTCCCTCGAGGGCTCCCCAGCCTCAGTCGGTGGCGGCTTTAGCTGCGACAACAACCAGCTCACCTCCCTCGAGGGCGCCCCAGCCTCAGTCGACGGCTACTTTAGCTGCACCAACAACAAGCTCACCTCTCTTGAGGGCATCCACAAGATCCTAAAGTCCATGAACGG